AATCCGCCGAAGACCTTTACTCTATAAAACCTCCAGTCGGTTCAGATTCAACCAAAGAATACAAGTCTGACATACGAGAGGTAAACCTATTCGAATTAATATTGAACGATAGCACGGAATGGATATTCGATAAAATATTATCTGCGGTCGCGACAGCGAATGCCGAGTATTACCGATACGACTTGATGGGAATAACACACTCTCTACAATTGTTGCAATACCAAGCGGAAGATGAAGCGCATTATGATTGGCATATCGATATGGGAGCGGAAAATAGTTCTACAAGAAAAATATCTATTTCAGTTCCTCTTAGTGAGGAGTACACCGGAGGAGAACTTGAAATTTGGGACAACGGCGTTCTACGAGAAGGTAATAGAGAGGTGGGATCTATCAATATGTTCCCGAGTTATTCATTGCACCGCGTTAAGAAAATCGAATCCGGCGAAAGGTGGTCTTTAGTTATTTGGATTCACGGCGCGAACAGGTTCAGATAACTATAAATAAAAACATGGAAATTTAATTAAAGAGAATTAATTATGGCAGTTATTACATCCCGAGACGGATTGATTGAATATTGCCTTCGCAGGTTGGGTGAACCCGTCTTAGAAGTAAATGTCGATGTCGATCAAGTAGAAGACAAGGTCGACGATGCTCTACAGTTATACAGAGAGTTTCACAGCGACGCAACAATCAAAACTTATATGTCTCATTTAGTGACTGCCGAAGATGTTGCTAATCAATACATTCCGATATCATCTGATGTGGTTTACCTTTCCGCATTATTTCCGGTCGCTTCATCATTCGGCACTGGTCAGGGGATGTTTGATATTCGCTACCAAATGTTTCTAAACAACATGGGCGACTTTATGAGTTTCGCCGGTGATCTGAATTATTTTTATCAGATGCGGCAGTATCTAAGTTTGATCGATCAGCAACTACACGGTCGCCCTCAAGTTCATTTCTCTCGCAGACAAAACCGTTTATATATTGAAGGTGATTTCAACGACGGGGATATTAGAGAGGGATCATACTTAGTCGCTGAAGTTTATTCGATCATCGATGAAACTCAACACTCAAGCGTATATAACGACATGTTCATTAAGAACTATGTAACCTCGTTGATTAAACAACAATGGGGCATGAACATGTTAAAATTCGAAGGGGTTCAACTTCCTGGAGGCGTGACAATTAACGGTCGGCAATATTACGACGACGCGACACAAGAACTGCAGGCGCTCGAAGAGAAAATGAGATCCGAGCATGAACTCCCACCAGATTTTTTCGTGGGTTAGCATGGCCATTAATCATTATTTTGCACAGGGTTCGAGGAACGAGCAGCGCCTTTACGAAGATTTGATTGTAGAATCTTTAAAGATGTACGGGCAGGATGTTTATTACATTCCGAGAGAAACGGTTAACCTCGATAAACTATTTAAAGACGATCCTTCTTCTTCGTTTCAACGCGCATATAAAATAGAAATGTATATTGAAAACACTGAAGGGTTTGACGGCGAAGGAGACATATTTGCAAAGTTCGGCGTAGAAATTAGAGATGCTGCGACTTTTATTGTTGCAAGGAGAAGATGGAATTCTGAAGTCGTGCCGTACGAAAGTGCGAACAAGGATTTTTACCGACCGCGCGAAGGCGACTTAATTCAGCTTCCGTTGTCTAATTCTATTTTTCAGGTTATGAAAGTCGAAGACGAGCAACCGTTCTATCAGTTAAAAAACCTTCCCGTGTTTAGAATGACCTGTGAGTTGTTTGAATACAATGAAGAGAAGTTTGACACTGATGTTCCCGAGATTGACAATATCGAAGATAAGTTTGCTTTCCAAAACGTAATGACGTTCGACACTTCCGACATTACTACACCGTGGGTTGTCGGGGAACCTGTGTCACAAACATTATCCGATAAAACCATGACGGGTAAAGTAGTTCGTTGGGACGGTGCAACCGGAAAATTATATGTTGCGCATATCGGTTCCAACTCGAGTAAGTTTTCTAAATTCACAACTTCGGCGGCAGTCGTCGGGTCGGAAAGCGGTAATTCAGCAACGCCAACTTTGATACAAGAACTTCAAGACATCAATAGTCAAGAGCAAAATCTAGACATAGAAACAATCGGTAACTCTTTCATCGATTTTAGCGAATCAAATCCTTTCGGAGATCCTAACTAATGTTTGCTGAGCATTTTTACCATCAACGAATTCGAATGTCTGTTGCTGCGTTCGGTTCTCTGTTTAACGATATCACGGTTGTTCGTAAAGGTTCGAATGGTAATGTTATCAACACAGTAAAGGTTCCGCTGAGTTATGCTCCCCGAAGAAATTTTATCGAAAGAATAGAGCAAATGGGTTTGGGCGAAGCGTCAGAAAGAAAGGTTGCTATTAAATTGCCAAGACTTTCTTTTGAACTTTTGGCGATAAATTATGATGCGGTTAGGCAAATTCCAAAATCCAACTACGCAAGAAGTGCAACCGGCGAGTCTGATGCATTTAAAATATATACTCGAGTGCCGTTCAATCTGCAATTTCAATTAAACGCATATGCTAAAAGTCAAGACGATGCATTGCAAATTGTCGAGCAGATTATACCGTACTTCGACCCACAGTATAATATAACAGTTGTTCCTCTTTCAGAATTCCCACACATTAAAGAAGATAACCCAATTCGTTTAGACGGTATTGTGTTTTCTGACGACTACGAAGGTGCGATAGAAGCACGAAGAACGATAGTCTACACGCTTGATTTTGAAATGAAAATAAATCTATACAAACGAATTGGCGCAGCAGGTAACGTTATCACTCAAGTCGAAGCGAGCGCGTTTGATATGGAGAGCAATCTACAGGAACTATATAGTTACGACAGCTCTATTTTATAAAAGATAAATAACATTATGCATATTGAAACTGACGATAAAGGACGAAGGGAGTTAAATTTTCAATCTCCAGCAGTGAAGGGAATACTACCCGAATATTTCATTGCCTCGTTCCCGAAATTCATCACCCTGCTCAACAAATATTATGAGTTTCTCGACGAGAATGAGTCGACGGAACTTATGCATCATCTGTTGGAAACTCGTGATATAACGCAAGTCGACTTAGATCTGCTGCATTACATTGAACATGAACTTCTCATGGGTAATCGGTTTTTAGATAGAAGGTCCACTGCTCCATTCTCGAGCGAGTTACTCAGAGCGAAGGGCACTCAGTATTCAGTACAATGGTTCTTTCGTGCTTTTTTTAATTTAGACGCAGAGATCATTTTTCCCAAAGCTGATGTGTTTAAACTTAACGACCCTCTTTCGGGAATTGGTTCAGAATCTCTTAAATTTTTAACAGACGACAAACTCTATCAAGTGTACGCTATCTTAGTCAAGGTCGGTGTTCCGATTTCTGAATGGAAAGATTTGTATAAAGTTATGGTACACCCTGCGGGAATGTATCTTGCTGCTAAATTACTTTTGGTTGACGTGGTAGATCTAAACATCTTGATGGGTCAACCAAATCCAGGAATCTCGACTATTATTTGGGGCAGCAGCGAAACTACGCCGGTCGCTTCTACAGAAGTTACAGCGACCGGTGAGATTGACATCGAATATACCCCACCCGTTGTGTATGCTTTAACGGCAACACCTGAAGCGGTGAACGAAACGACTAACAAGCATGTGACGTTCACTATCAGCGGTGCATATATTCCAAACACTCCGGTATATTTCTGTATCGGGCATGTATCAACAGACTCTGACGATTTTGTGGAAGATCCGAATGATCCGGTCCCGACTTTGATTAATAGAAAATCCATTCCGATTTCCAATCAGACCGGAACGTACACTTTAGAAGTCGCCACCGACGAGGCAACAGAAGGTACGCAAACATTCAACGCATACATCTACGATCAACCGTATCCGTTCGGAACGTTACTAGCATCAGCAGCAGTAGCAATTAACGACACTTCTTTAACTCCTATCGCAATCCCAACATATAGCATAGTCGTCGGGAATGTTACCGAAGGTCAGTCGTTGTCGTTTTCTGTGTTACCCGAAGATCCGAACGGCGAAACAATTTCGTGGGTTCTGTTTGGAGAAGATGTAGAAGGGCGATTACCGACTAAGACCGGAACCGAAACGAACATCACAACCACCAGGGCAGTTGTAGTCCCCGCGTCAACAATCGACGATAAAATTAATGGCGTCAGTAATGGTTATATTACCGTCACCGGCGCAAACTCTGGATCTCAAAGCACAGGTAGTTTCCAAATGCTGGATGCTGCGACAGAATTCGTTATTGAACTTGACCCAGGATCAATTGTAGTCGAGGGTAATGATATCGGATTTAGAGTTATCAGTAAAAACAGTATTGATTCGACCGTCACTTATTCGATATCTAATAACGCTAGTGATGACGTGTTATCGAGAATCTCGTCTCCAACTGGAACTATTACTGGGATGGACGAGAATACCGGTAATGCAACTTCTTCATTAATTCAAGTCGGGACGACGGTTAATGTCACGGCGCAGGGCGATCAAGTCGGAACTATTACAGTGACCGGAGATACATCCGGCGCAACCGCGAGCATCAATTTCACCATGACTGATGTTTCTGATATACAGTATACCATCTCCGGACCAACAAGTATAATAGAACCGAGTTCATAATTATGGCGACCACTCATACATACACAGTGTCCACGACAAATCTGCCCTCCGGTACGTTGTATTGGAAGATTGTCGGAACGGGTACAAACCCGACAATTGCTTCTGATTTTACATCGCTCGTTGGTTCAGTTACAATCGCTGCTTCTACGGGCGACATTGATGTTGAAGTCGAATATAATGCCGGAATTGAAAAAAATAAAA